GCCGGCTGTTGTTTGACACCGGGTATTACATTGGCCGGGATTGGGCGGGAATAGCCGGGAGAAGGCGAGAAAGGGCGGAAATGCAAGGGGTTGAGCGGGGGACGGCGAGCGGGCGAGCGGCGCTGCGATTGACGGCGGGTCTTGCAGCGACGGGCGCAGCCGGCCCCGAAGCGCCCCAGCCGGTGCCGGGCGTCGAGCGAGGCTCAAAATCCGCGCGAGGCGCCCTCAAGGGCGCGTGAAACCGGGCTTTAGGCCCGCGGCTGAGCCACAGCGACCAGGCGCCTTGAACGCGCTGAAGCCAAATCGAAGTCGGAACGACGGGCCGAGTTTGGCCAAAGCGCCGAAAACTGCGGCAAATTCAACAGGATCGGGCAGCAAACGGGCCGGTGGGAACTCGGAACGGCGCGACGCGCCGACAGCTCAGCCGGTCGTCACCAGCCAGCCGAGGCCGCCGACCAGGATCAGCAGCACGACCACAGCGAGGCCGAGCCGGCCGCCGCTGTCTAGCTGAGGCTCGTGTTGCGGAGGATGCCGATCGCGGCCGGCGACCATCGCTCTAGTCCTCGTAGGTCCGGACGTCGCTGAAGCGGATAATGAACTCCGGATCGCGCATGGCGCCGGCCATCGAGATGCTGGCCTCGCGGAAGCAGTCGGGTGCCTGCTGGTCTCGAAGAAGGCGACCGCTGAAGAGGACGCTCGCGCCTTCGGCGAGCGCCGCGAACTTGCGGAAGACCGCGCTGTCGGGATCCATCAGCGTGTCTGAGCCGATGTCCGAGAGGGCGTTGTTCCACGTCTTGACGTGAAGCTGCGGCGTCAATCGGATCGTGACCACACCCATGCCGTCCCCGTTGGTGTCGAGCTTCACGATGGTGCCCGACCAATTCTCGACCTTGCCGCCACTGACAGCAGCGCAGAGAGCCTTGGCGCGATCGCGACGCGCGCCGCCCTTGGCCAAGTCATTAGGTGCAGCCGCATAGGCTGCGGCGCCTTCCTCGACAGCCTGGATGAAAGCCGCCTGGGTGTCGGGCGCAGCGAAGAAGGCCGAGCGCGCCGCCTCCGCTGCGGCTGCGCGATCAGCCTCGACCTTGGCCACCTGAGCCTCAGCTGCGGCGGCGGCCTTGCGCGCTTCGTCCAGGACCTTCGCTTCCTGGGCCTCACGGGCCCGCTCGGCCTTGCGAGCGAGGACGGCCGGACTGTTGGGGTCTTCCGTGACGATCGCGCCGACGACACAAACGATGGCAAGCGCAACTGCACCACCCATCAAGCGACGGGCGAAGCTTCGCCTTGACCGGCTGAAAATCAAGATGACCAGGCCGACGAACAGCGCCAGCACACTTAACAATAGACCCAGCCCAAACAGAACCTGCATAGCTCCCCCCATGGTGCTATCGCCTATGCGGCGATCGCTGCATCCTCGATGACTTCCTTGGCGATGCCGTAGCTCGCGATCTCGCGCGGGCTGTCGACCTCGCCGGTCTCGGCGTCGACGATCATGCCGATCGCGGCCACGCCGTCGAAGCCGGGCGCCAGGCGCTCGGCCAGCGCCGCGGCGGCTTCCTCGGTCGCCGCCGGGCGCGGCGTGCCCGGCACGGCGCGGCCCTTGTGCATGCGGAACGTGTAGACGACGAACTTCTCCAAACGCTTCATGAGACCCTCCGCTTTTTGGATGTTCTCATTCTGTTCACGGCGCCTGAAACGAGTCAATCCGACCAAAGGCCAGCCACCTATCGGGCCAGCGTTCGCGGGCGGCCGCCGGCGAAGAAGATCTGCCCGTGGACGATGACGCGGCTGTCGATCTGGTCGCGGGGGATGGTCTCGGTGACGTAGGCCGGGTTGTCGGAAATAATGCTGAGGTCGCCGTTCATCAGCACCTGCAGGCGCTTCAGCAGCAGCCGGTCCTGGTCGAGCGTGAAGACGAAGATGCCGCCTCGCTCGATCACATGGGGCGGCGGGTCGCGGACGAGCATGATCAGGTCGCCGTCGCGGATGGTCGGCTCCATCGAATCGCCGCCGCCTTCGAGGATGCCGACGACCGCATTCGGCGGCGCCCAGGACGGAAGCTGCCGCCGCAACCACTCGGCGCCAACGGCGAAGTGCTCGGCGACGTTCTCCGACACGACCAGGGCACCTCGGCCAGCCGAGGCTCGTATCTCGTAGCGAGGAAGAACCACCAGGTCGTGCAAGGTCGGCAGGAAGGCCGGCGGTGTCGCTTCGCGATCGCTGCCGAAGCTTGCCTCTACTCCCCGCGAAAAGGCCTCCTGAGCGTCTTCGGCGCTCATCTGGTCGTCGGGGACCCCGTCCCCCGTGATCCGTAACGCCCGGCCCAGATCGCTCTCGAACTTGCTGCCCTCCCCGGTGACCAGCCAGTTGAGACCGACCCCCGTCACCTCGGCGATCTTGCGCAAGGCAGCCGGCTTAGGCTGCCGTCCTTCCAGCCAGTTTCCCAGCGACCGCCGCGGAAATCCCCCCAGTCTGGCGAGTTCCGCGAGGCCACCGACGAGCGCCGCCGCCTCGTGGATCCGCTCGGGCAGGCTGCTCACGTTGGATCATAGCCAGAAATGGCTACTCCCCGTTGACACCTAGCCACTTATGGCTATCCTCTCACTGCTTCGTCCACGTTCGCGGACACTCACCACCGAAAGAAGGGAGGCCGGCCAGGGCCTCCCTTCACCACCGGAGCCACTATGGACTCGATCAGACGAGCCGCCAAGATCAAGGAGGCCCTCTACGTCCGGGGCCTGACCTTCGCGGACATCGATCGCGCTTACAATCTGCCCGAGGGCACGGCCCGGACCACGATCCGGGAGCCGAACGCCAAGGGCGAGGCTGCGCTGAGCGATGCTCTCGCAATCGAGCCACGGACTGTGTGGCCGGAGCGGTACGATGCCCGCGGTCATCGGCTCGAGCCGCAACCTCCCGAGAACTATCGACGGCCGCCGACGCTGCGGCAACGTCGAATCGAACAGGCGGCCTAGACATGACCCCTGTCAAACCCGCTTCCCGCTTTTCCGCGCCCCGGCCCGGCCTCGACCTCTCGGTCGCGTTCGCGGCCGGGCTGCTGCTGCTCGGCATCGTGCTGGGCGGCCTCACCATCCACATCCAAATCGGGAGCTGACCATGAGCCTCCAGCACGAAATCACTTTGGTCGCGTTTGCCGCCCGGAACGAGGATGGCACCCGGAGCGTCATCGACATCGTCGAGACCTCGAACCGGAACGCCTCGTTCTTCGCCCGCCGATGGGTCAGGGACCCTCAGATCGCGGCGATCGGCACCGCGCGGCCGGGCGCCTGCTTGGCAGACGGCCTTCACGTCCGGGAGGTGCGAGCATGAACGCGCCCTTCGTCATCGACCGGCCCGACATCGTCCACCGCGCCGTTGTCGAGGTTCTGACCGGCCTCTTCCCGACCATCGGGGAGGCGAAGCTGCTCTCGTCGGACAAGCTCAACCACACGACGTCGTGGATCCGGCAGGTCGGCATGTTCCTCATGTCGGACCGTCTGCAGGTGAGCCACACGACGACCGGCCGTCACTTCGGCCGCGACCGGACCACGGTGTTCCACGCCTGTCAGCTCTGCGCGATCGAAGCCGAGGAGCGGCCGGCGACGGCCGCCTTCTTCGACTTCCTCACCGAGCAGGTGCTGGCCGCGCTCGACCGTTACGCCGCGCAGGAAGCCGAATGGGGGATCGTCTGATGGCCGAGTTCCAGACAATCGTGCTGACCGACATCATCGTGCCCGAGCGGCTGCGCGCGGTCGAGGAAGATCATGCGCTCGCCATCCAGGCATCCATCGTCGAGCACGGCCAGATCAACCCGATCACCGTTCGGCGGACGCCGCCGGCGACGAAGCCGTTCAAGCCTTACACGCTGATCGCCGGCGCGCACCGGATGCGGGCGATCGAGCTGCTGGGCCTGTGGGAGATCGAGGCCGTCGTGCTCGACGCCGACCGGGAGGAGGCGCAGCTCCTCGAAATCTCGGAAAACCTGTTCCGCAACGAGCTGTCGGCGCTCGACCGCGCCATGTTCGTGCTGACCTACCGCGAGGTGTGGGAGCGCAAGCACGGCAAGATCGCACGAGGAAATCCCACATTTGCCAATTCCGTAAAGTTTACGGAATTGGCTGGCAGCCCCCTTGACCAAATCGCTGAAGAAGCTGCTCGGGGCTTTTCCGTCCACGTAGCTGACAAGCTCGGCGTGTCCAAGAATGCCGTCGAAAAGTGGCAGTTCCTCGGTCAGAAGCTCGACCCGGCACTGCGGCTGAAGCTGCGCGGCACCGCCGAGGCCGACAACCAGAGCCTGCTGCTCAAGCTCGCGCGGATGGAGCCGGCGCGCCAGCGCAAGGTCGCCACGGCCATCGACCAGGGCCAGGCGATCCCTACGGCGATCGAGCTGACGGACACGGCTGCGAAGGCCAAGGCGACGAAGAGCGAGCAGGAGGAACTGTTCGACCGCCTGGTCGCCACCTGGGCGCGTGCCGACGAGCAGACCAAGGCCCGGTTCCGCGCCCACATACGGCCGCCGCGCGAGACGCTGCCGACCCTGTCGGAGCTGCTTGCCGAAGGCAAAGCGGGGGGGGGGCGAGCCCCCCGACCCGCGGCAAGTCACGATCTTCGACGTGATCGAGGCTAAGAGATGAGCACCTGTCCCGTCCCTGGCTGTGAACACGAAGCGCCCGGCCGCGGCGTCTTCTGCCCCGACCACCATTTCGCGATGCCGCGTGCCTATTCCGGCCTCGTGCTGCGCACGAAGTTCGCCTGCGAACGCGAGATCGACCCGGAGCGTCGCCAGCACCTGGCCGAGCAGCTTCATGGCTACATCAATTCCGCCATTCGCGCCGCGGGCCTCGACCGCCAGGAGGGCCGCGATGTCGCGTAGCAAGCCGGCACCCGGCCAGGGCGACCTGTTCCACGAGCCGGTCTATCCGGTGCGGCTGCCGCGGGGGCTCGACGGCGCGGCCCTGCAGTCGAAGGTCGCGCGCGCCATGTCGGAGGCGCTGCGCGAGTGCAAGGATGACCGCTACGTGGTCGCCGGCCGCATGGCGCAGGAGCTTGGCCGCGACAGCTTCTCGAAAGGGATGCTCGACAACTACACGGCGGAGAGCAAGGACACACACACCGTCTCGCTCGTCGTGTTCATCGCCTTCGTGCGCGCCACCGGGTGCTCCTGGCTGTGGGACTTCTTGCTGAAGGACGAGGGCTACACGGTCCTGCAGGGCGACGAAGCGCGCCTTGCCGAGATAGGGCGCGCCGAACAGGAGCGGCGTGAACTCGACCAGCGCCTCCGCGCGCTCAAGGCATCCCCCGTCATTCTCGGCCGGAGGCCGCGCTGATGGGGCAGCCGGGGGTGGGGAGGGAATGGTTCAGCGCAGCGGAGATCGCCGCGGCGAAGTCGCCGGAGCTGCCGGCGAGCGAGCGCGGCGTGAACAAGCTGGCGGACGCCAGGGGCTGGCGTGCGGACCCCGCCAGAGCACGGCGGGCGGCGGGACGCGGCGGCGGGTGGGAATACCACCTGTCGCTCCTGCCGCCCGCCGCGCAGGCGCGCCTGGTGCTCGCCACCGGCTCGTATGCCGAGCCACCCGAACGGTCGGCTGCCTCGAAGGCGTTGTGGGCGCGCTTCGAGGCGCTCCCGCAGGGCCAGAAAGACGAGTGCCGCCGCCGTCTCGATGCGCTCGATCGGGTCGAGACGCTGAAGCAGGCCGGGCGGACGGCGACGGCGGCGATCGCCATCGCGGCCGCCGAGTTCGGCGTGTCGCCGCGCAGCCTGTTCAACTGGCAGGAGCTGGTCGCCGGCGTCGCGCGGGCCGACTGGCTGGCGGCGCTGGCGCCCGGCTACCGGGCGACGGCGGAACGCGCCGAATGCCACGCGAAGGCCTGGGACATCCTCACGGCCGACTGGCTGCGGGCGGAGCGCCCGGCCTTCTCTGCCTGCTACCGGCGCATGCGCAAGCTGGCCTCGAAGAACGGCTGGCTGCCGATCCCCTCGGAGCGCGCGCTGCGGCGGCGGCTGGAGGCCGAGGTGCCGCGCGCCGTCGCCACGCTCGCCCGCGAGGGCCGGGACAAGGCCAAGACCCTGTTTCCCGCACAGCGTCGCATGCGCGCCCACCTGCATGCACTGCAGGCCGTCAACATGGACGGCCACCGGCTCGACGTCTTCGTGCGCACCGGCGACGGCCGCGTGACCAGGCTGCACCTGATCGCGCTGCAGGATCTCTATTCCGGCATGTTCGTCGCTTGGCGCCTGGCGGAGACCGAGAACAAGGAAACCGTCCGCCTGGTCATCGGCGACATGGTCGAACGCCACGGCATCCCCGAGGCGATCTACCTCGACAACGGGCGGGCCTTCGCGTCGAAGTGGATCTCGGGTGGCGCGCCGACGCGCTACCGCTTCAAGGTTCGGGACGAGGATCCGCGCGGCCTGCTGACTGCGCTCGGCGTCGATATCCGTTTCACTCTGCCCTATTCGGGCCAGTCGAAACCGATCGAGCGCGCCTTCCGCGACCTCGCCGAGGAGATCGCCAAGCATCCGATCTGCGCAGGCGCCTACACCGGCAACCGGCCGGAGGCCAAGCCGGAAAACTACGGCGCGCGGGCGATCGACGAAGCGACCTTCCGCGCCCATGTGGCCCGCGAGATCGACGCGCATAACCGCCGGTCAGGCCGCAAGGCCGCGGCCTGCGCCGGCCGCTCCTTCCTCGAAACCTTCGAGGCGAGCCTTGCCGAACCCTCGACCCTGATCCGGTGGCCGAGCGCGGCGCAGAAGGCGCTGTGGCTCTCGGCGGCCGAGCGCATCCGGGCCAAACGCGGCTCCGGCGAGATCGAGCTGTTCGGCAACCGCTATTGGGCGGCCGAGCTGAACGCCTATGCCGGCCAGCACGTCACGGTGCGGTTCGACCCCGACCGGCTGCAGCAGCCGATCGGCGTCTACACGGCCGACGACCGGCTGATCTGCGAGGCGGCCTGCGTGGCCGCGGTCGGCTTCGACGACGCGGCGGCTGCGCGGGAAACCGCCCGCGACCGGGGCGCCTACCTGAAGAGCCTGCGGGAGCACGAGCGGCTGCGCGAGAAGCTGTCGGCCGACGAGCTGGCGCGTCTCTACGGCGCAGACGAGCCCGCGCCCCAGGCCAAGCCGATGCCGCCGAAAGTGAAGCGCCTGGCGGTTGGCGGGACTACGCCCGCGCCGGCGCCGATCGAGGACTTTGAAGGGATGTTCGCGCGCGGCCTGCGGGTCGTGGTCGACAACGACTGAACAAGAAAAAGGCGGGGACGAACCCCGCCTCAACGATCCGGCCCGCGAGGGCCGGCAAGCGCAAAACGAGGTCAACATAGATGAACGACACGACGAACACAATCTGGACCCTGCCGACGTCACTGCCCGCGCTCGACGAGCGGGGCGGCCGCGGAGAGGCCGACATCGCCGAATGGCGGAAGCTGACGGCGCGCGTGGCGACGCTCGGCCAGCAGAACAACTGGACCAAGGCCGAGGTCGCCCGCCGCGCAGGCATGGGCGACGGCACGCTCAACCAATGGTTCAGCGGCGCCTACAAGGGCCGGCTCGACACGACCAACGCGAAGATCCGGCAATGGCTCGACGCCGTCGACGAGATGGACGCGATGGCGAGGGGCATGCCGACCTCGCCCGGCTTCGTCGAGACGCGGACGGCCCGCGAGATCATGGAGACGCTAACCTACGCGCAGATGCTGCCGGAGATGGCGGTGATCACGCTCGGCGCCGGCATGGGCAAGACACAGACCTGCCGGCACTTCTGCTCGATCCGGCCTCACGCCTTCCACGTCACCATGTCGCCGCACACGAAGACGGTGCACGGCATGCTGACCGAGATCGCCACCGCGCTCGGCATCACCCAGCACAACCCGGCAAAGCTGCACCGCGCCATCGGCGAGCGGCTGCAGCGCAACGGGCGCAAGACGCTGCTGATCGTCGACGAGGCGCAGAACCTCGTCGACGCGGCCATCGACCAGCTTCGCAGCGTGCTTGATCTCAACGAGTGCGGCATCGCGCTCGTCGGCAACGAGGAAATCTACGACCGTTTCAAGAACCGGCCGGACGGCCCGTCCTACGCGCAGATCAAGCGGCGGTTCGGCAAGCGGCTGCGGCGGCTCCATCCCTATCCCGAAGACGTCCGGGCGCTGATCGACGCCTGGGGCATCGAGGACGAGGCCAGCCGCAAGGTGCTGACCGGTATCGGCAACAAGCCCGGGGCGCTCGGCCAGATCGACAAGACCCTCAAGCTCGCCGGCCTGCTGGCGGCGGGCGACGGCGGCGCGATCACCGAAAAGCACATCCGGGCGGCGTGGACCAACCGCGCCGTGGAGGACTGACCCATGTCGGAGAACTTCTACGCACTGTCGGACGGACTGTCGGCCCTGCAGCGCTTCTTCCTCGACTTCGAGGGGAGCGGCGTCCAGCTCGAAGGCAAGGCCGTGCGCGGCCTGCGCGCCCAGCTGAAGGACCTGCTGATTTCGGCGCGCAACCTCGAGAACGAGGTGTCGCGGCGGCGGTGGAACGAGATGGGTCGCAGCGAGCGCGATTGGGCGGTCGACACGGCCCGAGCCATCGCGGCGGAGGTCGGCAGGCCGGGCAGCAACATCAGGCTGTTCCCGGTCATCCCGCGGCCATTCACGGACGGCCATCCGGAAGGGGGTGCGCTGTGATCGATCCGATCGAAAGCGAGATCGCGCGGGCGATCGCGCCGCTGCTGGCGGAACGCCGGGCGCGCGCCGACGCGGTCAAGGATGCGATCGTGGCGGCGGCGATCGGCGTGGCCGACGCCGTCGAGGAGATCGAGCGGCGCCGCTACACACGCGACGAACGGCCGGCGCGGATGGCGCTGGAGCGCAAGGCGAAGATCCTGTGCGGCGCGCTCAAGGCTGCGGGGGTGAAGCGCGATGGCCGCTGAACTCTCCCCCGCCGACCGGCTGCTGATCGCGGCAGTCAGCCAGGCCGACGTGATGGACGCGGCCGGCCGGCTGCTCGCCAGCCCGCGGCGGGCGCTGGTCAGCCTAGGCGAACAGGTCGCGATGGCGCTCGCCATCGAGCGGCTGCAGGCGGTCGCCATCGAGGCCGAGCTGCTGCTGCGGGCGCTCGACCTGCCCGAGAGCGGCAACGAGGCCGACATGGCCACGAAAGACCACGCGGTTCAGACGCAGGTCGACCGCGTGCGCGAAGCGCTGGCCGCGCTGCGCGGCGAAACAAACACAGACAAACAGGAGACGGACGATGGAAGTGCTTGACGATCTGGAAGGCGTCGACGGCGTCTTCACCATCAACGGCCGCCAGCTGATGGCGGATGCAAAGGGCCGCTACGTGCCGGTGGAGACGATCCGCCCGGCCGACAAGCTGGAAGACGAGACGGTCCGCAAGGTGATCGGCTACGCCCGCGAGCTTTCGGCGCAGATCGCCCGGTTCAAGGGACACACGTTCGACGATCTCGGCGCCTTCGAGGCGCTGCTCGCCCAGGAATACGGCGCATCGAAGGGCGGGGCCAAGGGCAACAAGACCTTCATGACCTTCGACGGGCTGATGAAGGTCTCGGTCCAGGTGCAGGATTATATCGACTTCGGCCCGCAGCTGCAGGTGGCGAAGGGGCTGATCGACGAGTGCCTGAACGAATGGGCGGCGGACAGCCGGCCGGAGATCCGCGCGATCGTGACGCGGGCCTTCAACACGGACAAGGCCGGCAAGATCAACCGCGCCGAGATCTTCATGCTGCTGCGCCTCGACATCGAGGACGGCCGCTGGGGCAAGGCGATGGAGGCCATCCGCGACGCAATGCGCGTCGTCGGCTCCAAGACCTATGTCCGCTGCTACGAGCGCGTCGCGATCGACGCGCCCTGGCAGGCCGTCACCATCGATCTGGCCAGGGCGTGAGGGGGCGGCGATGGCACGAACCATACACGGTCACATCAACAAGCGCGTCGCCCTGGCCAAGATCTACGCGAAAGACGGAGCGATCCGGACGGCCGCGAGCATTTTTCGCGATCTGGCCGACGAGCTGTCTGCGCACATGGACCAGTGCGACGCCGAGCTGCGCGACGCTCTTGATGACGCCGATCCGATCAACCTCGCCGGCTCCGGGCCGGTGCCGGTCGAGCCGAGGGAGGGCTGAGCGATGGATACCCGCCTGTATGACGTGGAGGCTCGGATCGCCGGCCTCTATCCGATCGCCGGCATCGGCGATCCTGAGTATCCGCCGGAGTGGGTCGGCGAGTTCTGCGAGTGGGTCGAAGGCCCGGCATCAGGCGTCTTCTCGGCATTGCAGGAGTTGGCCCGCTTCGACGAAGACGAGGACTATCCGGCCCCGTCCGATGTCTGTGAGGCCTGGATCAACGCCGGCCGCACCGGCGCGGTGATGCTCGTCGAATGGTGCGTCCGCCACTATGCCGGCCGTGGCGGCGTTTTCACTTCCGGGTGGGGCCATACTCGCTTCCTCTACGTCTACGTGCCGGACGGCGTCGACTACGTCGGCATTGCAGTCGCCATCGCCGAGCACCACCACCAGCGCGCCCGCAGCGAAGCGACGGAGGGCTGAGCGATGAAGCTCTTCTACGGGGAAGACCAGGAATACGACGTCCAGGTCGGTGACGAAGTCGACATCGTCGTCGGCGAACTGCGCGTCCCTGCAGCCATCACGAAGATCCTGCCCAGGAAGGCGGAGGTCGTTGTCGAAATCGCGGGCGGCTCGGTCCTCGACCTGATCGCGCTTCGCAAGACCGCCCGCCTGCCGCTGTCGGCGATCGAGTTCACAGGGAGGGGTGCATGACCAGGCGAACCAAGAAGCGCAGCCGCTCCGGCGCGCATGAGAAGTGTCCCGCGTGCGGCAAGCGCCCACGGCGTGAAGTCGGACCGGATCGTCGCCAGGAGGGCATGATGAAGCTGATCCCCTATGCAGGCCAGGAGCACGAGGACAGCCAGGAGCCGCGGCCGCAGCGCATCCTGCGCGCCTTCCGCGCCGGCAGCGACACCAGCCGGATCGCGTCGCGGCTGACCATCCCCGAGGCCGTCGTGGAGCGCGAGCTGCACGAAGCCCGCGCGATCGAGCGCGCCAGCAAGGAAGGGGGTGCGCGATGACCGACCAGAAGATCCGCGACCGCATCCGGCGGCTGATGGAAATGACAGCAGCGCGCGGCTGCACCGAGGCCGAGGCGCTGTCCGCCGCGGCGAAGGCGGCCGAGCTGATGCGCCAGCATGGGCTGTCCGAGCAGGACCTCGTCATAGACGTCCAGGCGTCGAGGGCGAAGGTGGGCGCGCGCAGCGAGCGCTCCCGGCTGTGGCCGACGATCGCGCTGTGCACCAACACCGATCACGTCGTGATCAGGCGCTGGGGCGGCGGCATCGACGTCGAGTTCGTCGGCTGCGCGCCGGGACCGGAGATCGCCGTCTACCTGCGCACCGTCTGCGAGCGGGCGATCGACCGGGAGATCGCGACCTTCAAGGCGGGGAAGTTCTACCGCCGTCGCCGGTCGCTGGCCACGAAGCGGGCGGCGGTGAGCGACTTCACCATCGCGATGACGCTGCGCCTGCAGCTCCGCCTCGTCGAGCTGTTCCGCGACACGATCGACCCCATGGTCGGGCTGGAGGCGCGGCAGGCGCTGGCGGCTCGGCACCCCAGCATGGAGACGATCAGCCGCCCCGATCGCGACGAGCGGTTTTGGGAGGCCGGCCTGGCCGGAAGCCGGGCGGGCAACAACGTGCCGCTCGCACATGGTGTCGGCGGCGGCGGCGGCGACCGGCTGATGATCGGGGGGCGGTCATGACCACGTCCGTTACCCGCCGTGTCGCCGAGATCGAGGAAGCGCTGGCCAGGGCGCTGCGCAGCGGCGATTTCGAGGTCGTGACCTACGACGGCGAGCGATACCTGGCGCCCGTTCTCACGGGCCATGTGTCCGTGCCCGACGCGATCATCAGCTACCCGCTGCTGTCGCTCGATCAGGCAGCTCGCGAGCTGGAAAGGCTGCTGTCATGAGCGCCGCCAAGATCTCGATCGCCAGCCAGATCGCCGAGGTGAAGCGCGAGCTAGCGTTGCGCGCCAACACCTACCCGCGCCTGGTCGGCTCGGCGAAGATGCGCCAGGGCGAGGCCGACCTTTGCACCGCCCGCATGGAGGCGGTGCTCGTTACGCTGGAGTTCTGTCAGCGCCACGAGGCCGCCCTGCGCACCTTCCTGACCGGCCGCCTCTACACGGCGGAGGAGCTGACCGAGCATGTCACCGCCGCGGTCGACGCGGCGATGCAGCGCTATGGCCGCAAGCCCGCCGGCGAGCTGATCGACGGCATCGACCCTGCGCATGGAGACGGCCATGACGCCTGACCTTTCGACCGAGCGGGCGATCCTCGACCTGCTGTCCGACCAGGACGACGAGCTGCATGTCGGCGAGGCGCTGACGACGCTGGTCGATGTGGTGGCCGGCATCTGCGCCCTGGCGGTATGCCCCGACGATCTGGCCGTCGAGTTCGCCGTCAAGCTGCGGAAGCGGCTCCACGCTGCCGGTCAGCCGAGGTGGCTGTCATGAGCGCCTATGCGGCCATCCACACCGGCCTGCGCAAGCTCGGCATCGCCGAGGACGATGCGCGCGACCTTTACGAGCGGCAGACGGGCAAGCGCTCGTTGAAGGAGATGAGCCCGGCCCAGCACGAGGCGGTCATCGGCGAGCTGCGGCGGCTTGGTTTCAAGCCGGCGTCGAACCGTTCTCGAAAGGGCCTTGAAGGCCGCTTCGCGAAGAAGCTGCAGGCCCTGTGGATCGCCGCCTGGAACCTCGGCCTGGTGCGCGACCGGACCGACAAGGCGCTGGTCTCGTTCGTGAAGCGGCAGACGGGCATCGACCATGTCCGCTTCGTGCGCGACGCCGACGATGCGCGGCGGGCGATCGAGGCGCTGAAGGGGTGGATGGCGCGCGACGGCGGTGTCGTGTGGGGCCGGTCGCACGGCTACGACTGGCTGCAGCACGATCCCGGCCGGATCGCCTGGGCGCAGTTCCGGCGGCTGGTGCCCGGCGCCACGCTGATGGGCAACCGCGCCGACTTCCACCGTCAGGTAGGGGCGGCGCTCGGCCGCGACGTGCCGCTGGCCGGGCTGGGCGCGCTGTCGCCGGCCGACTGGCGCACCGTGATGAACGCCTTCGGCGAGCGGGTGCGCGGGAGGACGGCGGAATGATCGCGGCAGCGTCCGACATGGTGTATGACGGCCGGGATGAAGATCCTCGCCGCGCCCCTGTTGACCGCGTTGCTGCTTCTGCCGGGCGGCCGCGGCCTCGCGATCGTGGACGGCGATACGCTGGACATTGCCGGGGAGCGGATCCGTATCGCCAATATCGACGCGCCGGAGATACATCAGGCCAAGTGTCCGGACGAGAAGGCGCTCGGCCTGGAAGCGAAGGCGCGCTTGCGCCAGCTCGTCACCGGGGCGCTGCTGGCCATCAGCCGCGGCGACCCGCAGGACGGGCGCCTGAAGGACTGGCGCGGCCGGACGCTGGCGCTGATCGCCGTGGACGGCAGGGACGTCGGGCAGGTGCTGATCGAGGAAGGGCTGGCCCGGCCGTGGACCGGCAAGCGCCTGCCTTGGTGCGGGGTGCCGCTCTAACCCGCCTGTTCGCCGAGGTGCGGCCATGAAGCGCCGCGTCGGCAGGGTCAACATCACCTTCGAGAAGCTGCAGGAGGTCGCGGCCGAGTTCATCGCCGAGGGGCCGCTCGGTCCCGGCGACGACTGGCGGCTGACGGGACATTCCTCCCTGCACCGCCGCCGCGACGGCACCTTCACGTTGTTGCTCGTCTGGCGCTCGGGCGATGGCCGGACGACGTCGACCAGGACGATCCGGGGGCTGCGGTGAGCCACGAGCGCGACGAGCAGCTCTCGGAGAACCTGCTCGCCCTGCTGGGCGAGGCGGATTTCGTTCGGCTCGTCGAGTGGCGCGGCGGCACCCGGCTATACGTCCCGTCGCGCGATCTCTCGACCATTGCGGCCGCACTCGGCGACGAGGCCGCAGAAAAGCTGGCGCGTGCCTACAGCGGCGCCACTCTGGCCGTACCCCTTGCCCGGGCGCTGCGGGCGCGCAAATATCGTGCGGCGGCCTGTTCAAACGCTGAGATCGCGCGCAAACTCGGCATCACCGAGAGCGGCGTTGAGCGTCTCTTCAAGCGCATGCCGAACCGACCGGCCAAGGCCATGAAGGTCGATCCACGGCAGCTTAAGTTGTTCGGCTAAACGCGCTTTTCAACCACGTTGGTGGGGAGCAACTGCCGCCCGCCGCATGGGCATCTTCTCCGGGTCGATCCGACCCGGAGATCAGCATGTTCGACACCACCACCCGCAACGCAATCAGCATGGTCGCCAGAGGCCGCGGCTGGGCGCCGGCCGCGCTGGCCGCGATCGTCGAGGTCGAGAGCGGCGGCACCGTGTTCGCCGTCGTCGACGGTCGCCAGGAGCCGCTGATCCGCTGGGAGGGCCACTATTTCGACCGGCGCCTCTCCGGCGCCGACCAGGCGAAGGCACGCGCGCTGGGCCTTTCTAGCCCGATCGCCGGCAAGATCGCCAATCCCGCCAGCCAGGCGGCCCGCTGGAAGATCCTGATCCGGGCCGCCGAGATCAACGCGGCCGCCGCATTCGAGAGCTGCAGCTGGGGCGTCGGCCAGGTGATGGGCGCACACTGGCAATGGCTCGGGTTCAGCGGCGTCGACGCGCTTGTGAACCTGTGCCGCTCCGGTGCGGAGGGGCAGGTCGAGCTGATGGCCCGCTTCATCGAAAAGGCCGGCCTGGCCGACGAGCTGAAGCGCCGGGATTGGGCCGCCTTCGCGCGCGGCTACAACGGCCCGGCCTACAGGGCCAACCGCTACGATACGAAGATGGCGGCGGCCTATGACCGCTGGTCGCTGCCGATGGGCGCTGGCGCGCCTGTCGCCTCGTCCGCTGCCGGCATGCTGCGGCTCGGCTCCCGCGGCGACGAGGTGCGCGAGCTGCAGACGCTGCTGGTGCGCGCCGGCGTCGCGGTCACCGTCGACGGCGATTACGGGCCGGCCACGCGCGACGCCGTGAAGGCCTTCCAGAAGGCCAGCGGACTGACGGTCGACGGTGTTGCCGGCCCGGCGACGCGGGCTGCGCTCGATCGCTGGCGGCAGAGCGCGTCGGAAACGCCGGGCGTCTCCGGCTTCTGGAAGATTTTAACCGACGTGCTGGAGGCGCTCGCCTGATGGACATCAACCTCATCCTCTTCTGGATCATCGTCGGCGACGCGGTCGTCGCCATGCTGCTCGGCGCGATCGCGGCCGTCCTGACCCTGCTCAACGTCAAGGCGGATGCGTTCTTCGAGCGCGTGCCGCCGGCCGCCGCCGTGCTCGTGCTCTCCAGCTTCGCCGGATGCGCGCTGCTGTGGGTTGCCGGCTACCTGTTCGGTGCCTGACATGTGGAGCACCGTTCGCACCGCCGTCGTCATCGTCGTGCTGGAGCTGCTGCTTGTCGGCCTGGTGCTGGTCGTCGCCATGAGGGCGAGCTGGGCACAGGCACCCGCCTGTGCACCGGCGGCTGCCGTCATCCCGGCGCTGGAGGACCGTTTCCACGAGGTCGACGTGGGCGGCGGCCAGGTCGACGGCCGTACCGTCGTGCGGATCTTCGCCGCCCCTGATGGCGCGACCTTCACCATGCTGGTCATCACCGCCAGCGGCCTTGCCTGCGTCATCGCCGTCGGCCGCGACTTCGAGGTCGCGCCGCCGCCAGCCGGAAAGGAGAGCTGAGATGGGCGGGCTTGCCGCTATCCTCATCGGCGTTGCCGCCAAGGTCGGCGCCACCATGGTCAAGACGGTGCTGGAGGGCAAGCTCGGCTCCAGCATCGGCGGCGCGGCCGGCGACCTTGCCGGGACCGTCATCGACACGATTGCGAGCAAGGCCGGCGTCACGCCGGCCGAGCTGCCGGACCTCCCGCAGAAGGATCTGGAGAAGGCGGTCACCGAGACCGAGGCGATGACGCCGGAGCTGATCGCCCTGTGGCAGGCCGGCCTCCAGGGCCAGTTCGCCCTGCTCATGGCCGAGCAGTCCGAGGCTTGGTATCAGAGCGCCTGGCGGTGGGGCTGGATGTATCTGCTCGCCGTCTTCTGGACCTTCTACCTGCTCGTCTTCCCGATGATCGAGGCTTTTGCCGGCATCGACGTCCGGCGCGTCGACCTCGCCGTCCTGCTGACGCTCACCACCTGGTTCATCTCGCTCTACATGGGCGGCCACACGGTGAAGGCGCTGGGCGAGAGCGCGATCAACGCGGTGCGCGCCTGGAAGGACGAGCGCCCTGCCGCTGCAGGACAGAGGCGGGCGGCATGAACCTCTCCAACGCCGCTCATGACCTCGCCGACCGGCTGGCCGAGCGCGAGCGGCTGGCCGGCATCGCCCGTGCCCAGGCTGCGGTGCGTGGCATGTCGGGGGCCTTCTACTGCATCGACTGCGGCGAGCCGATCGGCGAGGCCCGCCGCGCCGCCTGCCCCGAGACCGACAAGTGCATCGACTGCGCGACCTTCCTGGAGCGCCAGAGACGGAGACGCGCCTGATGGACCTGACACAGTTGCTGGCCTGGATCGTCGGCGCGAACACGATCATCACCTTCGCGACGACGGTCTACAACCTGATGTCCACGCGGGCGACGAAGGCGCTGAAGGCGATCGAGAACGTCGAGGCCAAGATCGCCAAGCTGGGCGAGGACCGCCAGACGGCGGGCGAGGCGATGGGCGAGCGTTTCCAGTCAGTCGAGTTCCGGCTGCTCAAGATCGAGGCCGACCTCGAACACATCCCCAGCCGGGACCACGCGCACAAGATGGAACTCGCCGTGGCCCAGCTCATCGGCAGCATGAAGGCCATGGACGAGCGGCTGACCGGCAAGATCGAGACGCTGGACGAGCGGCTGAAGCCGGTCGTCGCCACCAGCGCGCGGCTGCAGAACTATCTCATGGAACAGGGTGCGGAGAAGTAGCATGTCCGGCGACGACGCGATCACCACGGAGGCCCGGCTGATCATGCTGCGGGAACTCCACGCGCAGCCCAACAGGTCGATGACCTCGTCGGCCATGCAGAAATATCTGCGCGACGGCTGGATGATCAATCGCACCCGCGGCTGGGTCGAGGACCAGTTCGAGTTCCTGGCGGAGCGCAAGGCCGTCCGCATCACGCCGGCCGGCTCGGTGAAGATCGCGACGGTGGTCGAGCGGGGGCTGGAGCACCTCGCGCTGAAGGCCTTCATCTCCGGCATCGACAGCCCGTCCGAGCCGGTGCTGTGACATGGACAGGCGAGCGACCGAAAGGCGGGTGCTCGGCTCGCTCGACCTGCTGCCGGAAGAGTGCCAGGACGATGTCGTCTGGGCGCTCGCGGAGCTGAACCGCCGCGAGCGCACCCAGGCGGACATCCTGTTCGAGCTGAACGACCGGCTGGCGGTGAAGGGCCACGGCCCGATCTCGCGCTCGGCCTTCAGCCGACGCACCGTCCGGCTGAAGCGCCGGGCCGACCGGCTGGCCGAACGCGACGCACTCTATGCCGGCGTCATCGACAAGATCACGCCGGAGAAGATGGCCGAACAGGACATCATCCTCGGCGAGCTGCTGAAGACGCTGATCGACGAGCTGATCGACGATGCCCGCTCGGCCGAGGACGTCAAGGAACTGGCGTCGGCCTACCGGCAGACGGTGTCGGCACAGGGCATGTCGGCCAAGCTGAAGGCCGCGGCCGAGGCGGCCGCGCAGAAGAAGCTGGAGAAGGCGGTCGGCGATGCGGCGAGCGAAGCCGGCAAGGCCGGCATTCCGGTCGACGCCGCGCGCGTGCTGGAGCTGATCCGCAAGGCTTACGCGGGGGACTGACGTGACCGGCCGCCCGATCCTCTTCGGCTACCAGCGTCGCTGGTTCCAGGACCAGAGTCGGTTCAAGCTCGGCAAGTTCGCCCGGCAGACCGGCAAGACCTTCACGACCACGCTGGAGAGCGTCGACGACAGCTTCGCGCATGTCGTGAAGCAGGCCCGCACGCGCTGGGTGATCCTGTCGCGCGGCGAGCGCCAGGCCAAGGAGGCGATGGACGAGGGCGTGAAGATCCACGCCAAGGCCTATGGCCTCACCTTCGACGAGACCGCCCCGACCTATGACATCGGCGCCGTCTCCTACAAGGCGCTGGAGCTGGTGTTCCCGCACGGCTCGCGCATCACGGCGCTGCCGGCCAACCCCGACACCGCCCGCGGCTTCTCGGGCAACGTCTTCCTCGACGAGTTTGCCTTCCACCGCGACAGCGGCGCGATCTGGAAGGCGCTCTTCCCGGTGATCTCGGCCGGCTGGAAGCTGCGCGTCACCTCGACGCCGAACGGCAAGTCGGGGAAATTCTACGAGCTGGACACGGCCGACGACGACACCTGGTCCCGCCACTCGGTCGACATCTACCAGGCCGTGGCCGATGGCCTGCCGCGCGACATCGAGGAGCTGCGCGCCGGCCTCGCCGACGAGGACGCCTGGGCACAGGAATACGAGCTGAAGTATCTGGACGAGGCGTCGGCCTGGCTGCCCTACGAGCTGATCTCTTCGGTTGAGGATCCCGCCGCCGGCGATCCGGGCGGCTACCAGGGCGGCGTGTGCTTTATCGGCGTCGACATCGGCCGGCGCAACGACCTCTTCGTCATCTGGGTTCTGGAGCAGGTCGGCGACGTGCTGTGGACGCGCGAGATCGTCGAGCTGAAGCGGGCCACCTTCGCCGACCAGGACGCCGCGCTCGACGAGGTGATGCGGCGCTACCGCGTCGGCCGCGGCTGCATGGACCAGACCGGCATGGGCGAGAAGCCGGTGGAGGATGCGCAGCGCCGCTACGGCGCCCACCGCATCGAGGGCGTGCTCTTCACCGGGCCGAACAAGCTGGTGATGGCGACGGCCGGCAAGGAGCGGTTCGAGGACCGGACCATCCGTATCCCCGAGGGCAAGCCCAAGCTCCGCTCCGACCTGCACAAGCTGCGCAAGGTCACCGGCCCGACCGGCGCGCCGCGCTTCGTCGCCGAGCGCGACGACGATCACGCCGACCGCTCCTGGGCATGCTTCCTCGCGATCAACGCGGCAGGCGGCTCCCGCCTTGCCTATGGCTACGAGCCGGTGCGCGCGGGCGTCGAGCGCGGAAGCCGCGACCGCTGGGAGCGCAACATCAACCCCGAACTGAGAGGACGCCTCTGATGGTTGGCTTTCGCGACGTGATCGATCCGCGGCGTCGTCTCGTCGACGCGGACGGCAACCGCACAAAGCAGGCGGAGCTGACCGAACGCAAGCTGGAGCCGCGGGTCGGCGCGGTGCGGCCCGTGATCTCGGGTCACCCGGCCGATGGCCTGACGCCGAACCGGCTGTCGCGCATCCATCGCGACGCCGCCCAGGGCGAGCCGCTCGCCTATCTGGAGCTGGCCGAGGACATCGAGGAGCGCGACCTGCACTATCTCGGCGTGCTGTCGACCCGCAAGCGCTCGGTCGCGCAGCTCCCGATCACGGTCGAAGCAGCATCCGACGATGCAGAGCACAAGAAGCATGCCGAGCTGGTGCAGTCCTGGGTGGACGACGACGTGCTGCGCGCGGCCCTGTTCGACGCGCTCGACGCCGTCGGCAAGGGCTTCTCGGTGCTGGAGGTCGACTGGCGCATGCACATGGGCCATCTGTGCCCGCGCGAGCTGATCTACCGGCCGGCCCGCTGGTTCATGTTCGACCCGCAGGACGGCGAGACGGTCATCCTGCGCGACGCCGGCGACGACAAGAACCTGCTGCCGGCGAAGTTCCTCATCCACCGGCACAAGTCGAAGTCGGGCCTGACGATCCGCTCCGGCATCGCCCGCGTCGCCTCGTGGGCGTGGATGTACAAGAGCTTCACGCTGAAGGACTGGGCGATCTTCGTCCAGAATTTCGGCATGCCGATCCGGGTCGGCAAATATGACGACAATGCCAGCGATGAGCAGAAGGACGTGCTGTGGCGGGCGGTGTCGCAGATCGCCGGCGACTGCGCGGCGATCATCCCCGTCGACATGTCGATCGAGCTGCAAGAGGTGACTGCGAAGGCGGCATCCACCGACCTCTACGAGCGCCGCGCCGACTGGATGGACCGGCAGGTGTCGAAGGCGGTGCTCGGCCAGACGACGACCACCGACGCGGTCTCGGGCGGCCACGCGGTCGCCCAGGAGCATCGGCTCGTCCAGGAAGACATCGAGCGCTCCGACGCGATCGCGCTGACGGCGTCGATCAACCGGCAGCTCATCCCCAATCTCGTGGCCTTCAACTTCGGGCCGCAGGACTTCTATCCGCGTGTCCGCATCGGCCGGCCCGACGAGGTGCCGCTCGGCATCTTCGCCGAGGCCTTCGACAAGCTGGCGCGGCACGGGCTGACGGCCGAGGCCTCCTACCTGCGCGAGCGGCTCGGCATTCCCGCGCCGGCGGCCGGCGCCAGGGAGCTGGTCGGCGGCCGCGCGGCCGCGCCTGCCGCTCCTGGCGGCGACGGGGCCAAACTTCTCCAGTCGCGTCACCAGCGCGCCGCCGGTGATGATCTCGTCGATGATCTCCGCCGTCGCCTCGAGGAGGACGCGGCCGGGGCGATGGCCGGGCTGACGGGCGAGATCCGCGCCGCGCTCGAGCAGGCGACGGATCTGCGCGACGCGGCCGATCGGCTCGCCGCCATGCAGCTCGACCCGGGAGAGCTCGCCGAGGCGATGGCGCGCGGCATGGCGCTGGCGCATCTGGCCGGACAGGCAGCCCTGGTCGACGATCTGGAGACACGCCGTGGGACGGCCAGGGAAGGCCGCTGAAGGGGTGCGGATGGCCCGGTGGCCGTGCCAACCCCCTCACGCGCGCCTACGGCCCTTCAAAACCCCTTTAACGGCGACTTGAAGGGGTAGAGACAGGTGACAACGACGGCATCCGCGCTCGATCTCGCTTTCGACGAGGCAATTGCCTTTTACCGGCAGAAGGCGAACGTCACGACGAGGACGTGGACGGACGTCTATGCGGCGGCCCATTCGCGCGCCTTCATGGTGGCGGGGGCGGCCACCGACGCGATCGTCGCCGACTTCCGCGCGGCGATCGACAAGGCCATCGCCGAGGGCACCACGCTCGACGCGTTCCGGCACGACTTCGACGCCATCGTCGAGCGTTACGGGTGGAGCCACACCGGCGGCCGCAACTGGCGCTCGCGCGTCATCTTCGAGACCAATCTGCGGACAGCTTACGCCGCCGGCCGATACGAGCAGCTCACCCGGCCTGAGACGCTGGAGGCGTTCCCGTTCTGGCAATACAACCATTCGGGCGCGCTGCACCCGCGCCTCGATCACCTCTCCTGGGACGGCCTTGTGCTCGCCGCCACCGAGACGTTCTGGCAGACGAACTATCCGCCCAACGGCTGGGGCTGCGGCTGCTACGTCACGCCGGTCTCGGGTCGCGATCTCCGCCGCCAGGGAAAGAGCGGTCCCGACCAGGCGCCGGACCTCGTCTTCCGCGCCGAGGAGGTCGGCGGGCGCACCGTGCGCGTGCCCACCGGCGTCGAGCCGGGGTTCGAGTATAACCCCGGCCGGGAGTGGCTCGCGCGCACCGCGCCCGGTTCGGAGACGGTGGCGGCGGCCCCGGGCGTCATCCGGCGTTTCGTGGAGGCCGCGTTGATCGGGCGCTGGCCGGACCGGAGCTGGGTGCCGGTGGGCCGGGCCGGGCCGATGGGCGCGGAGCTGAAGGTCGCCGGCGACACCGAACTGCGCCTGTCGGCCGCGACGGTGCGCTCCCACACCAAGCACGTCACGATCTCTGCCGACGCCTATGCCGAGCTGCCCGAGTGGCTCATCGACCAGGGCGAGCTGATTGTCCGTGCCGATGGCCGTCCGGTCCTGGTCGGCGAGCGCGACGGCGTCCTCTACGCGGCTGCGCTGAAGGTGCTGCAGCGGGACGGGTGGGCCGAGATCTACCTCGTCTCGTTGCGCCGGACGAATGCCGGGCAGATCCGCAGATGGCGAGACGGGGCAGGCAGGACAAAATGAGAAGCGCGCCGGGGAGGCCGGAAGTGCCATCCCAAGGCTCACGGGGAGCCCGC